ATCTGCATCTCCTTGGTCAGCAGATCCTCGAAAGGTTGAAATGAGCTACTCATGATGATAATTTTTAAAGTGTTTAACACCTCAAAATTATCACGAATTTTAATTACCGGGACGGTTTAGTTCAACACCGATATATCTTCAACAAGTTTTCCTGTATCTACATACATATTGTATATATTTCAGCTTTAACTAATCAATATTAGTTGCTATCTTTCATATATTCAATTGATTAGCATTATTATAATAAATATGGCATATGTATATACAGGAAATCAGGTCTCTTTTTTTCTTTGTCAATCATCATTTCATAGTTCATCATTACACATTCAACTACTTATTCAAAAACTCGAACTCGTTTTTGTCTTCATCTTTCTTGTTTTCTTGTTTAAGATTGATATTGATTTTTGTCAATATTGAGATTATTTCTTTTTGAGTATGGATCAACTCGTTTATTCTGAGCATCCAAGCACCTAATAATCTCATCAATACAATCAAAATAACAATTCCAATAATACCTAAAATCAAGTAGCCCAATGTATCCATAATTTACGTTTTTGTGGTTTACTTTACTTAATTGCACAAATATACAGATATACATTTATAAAACACAAAGAAGTGTAAGAAATATTTTATTTGACCCGATTACATTGAGTTAAACAATTCTAAATCAGCTTGTTGTCCTGCGCTGAAAGATTGCATTTCTTTAAATCCCTTAGTAAGTTTGTATCATACTACTAACTCATTAATCATCTATAAAACAATTAGATATGACATCTTTATTCAACAATCCATTATTGTCGGCACAGTCAATCAGCAAAAAATCAGTTGAAAGATCAGGCCAGCTTATTTACGATTTCTTTTCCACAATGGAAGCTCAGGGTTACATCGAAAGTTTTGAATTCGAGATGAAGCCGTACAACAACGGATATGAGCTTAGATTTGAACCTGACTGCAATCTCGAGAAGCTGGAAAGTATTCCTTCTGGTTTACGGAACTACTGCTTCGGAACTCAAATTATCAACTTCCATCCGGAAAGCTTTTTCAACTCTAACTTCAAAGAAGGAAATGCCTCAATCACATACCGATTATTCAACGGTGAGTATAAAACCATCAAGGTCAACGAAGAAACCAACTGGGATACTCTGATTAAAGATTTTTGGAATGATAATCATTCAAAACTCATCAGAAAAATGGAGCTGTTAATTTCAAGGTAATCACAATTTTGAAAGCAAAGAAGGGGGTGTAAATCACTCCCTTTTTTTGTCTAAAATAATAAGTTAAACAAATATAAATCAGTTAGTTATATGTGTTTAGCTGCTAGCAACTATTTCCATTCCTTTGTAAGTTTGTATCATAATTAAAACACTAATTATTAGAAAGTTATGCAGTCCAAAACAAACAAAGCCCTCTTATTATTCAGCTCCGGTGACATTGCCGGCGCATTGAAAATCTTCAAAACATTCCGGATAGGACTAACCACCGAGGAAAGACGCATTCTTCAGATAGCCCAGGAATCATTAACCGGAAAAGAAAGCTTCTACCAGTCATTACAGCTCAATACAGAAGCAATCAAGCAAGAAGCAATACAAATCATCAAACAGAAGTATAACGTTTAAAATAGTGATAATATGGCGAAATTTTTAACAGAAAACCAGTTGAGCTTTGTAAAAGAAGCAATTCAGGACGAACTCTTAAAAAGAGGCATAACAGCAAAAATATGCAAGTTTGAAGAAAGAAACTACAAGTTGGAGGTTGAAACTGAATCTTTCCAAACTTATCCGGTAATGTTTAAAAAGATACACATTTACAGTCACCTATCTGGATTTTCAATGATACTTGATAAAGTGGAAGGTGCAACTGAACTTTATATTGGCTTGTCTTTCAGATACACATCATTTTCCGGTGGCTCGAATGGAACCGACCTGATGGATTTAAGATTTCAGTTTATTCAAGGGAGTGATTCAATTGTGAAAATCTAATTAAAACACCCAAATGATAACACTTACATTCATTCAAAAGCGGTATATGAAACCAATCAACCGGAGCTTTAAAATTCAGATTGAAAAATACATTTCAGTACCAGAAGTTCAGCACTACATCGAGAAAGCACTGTATTACGCACTCGAAAAGGAAGATTACCGGAAACTAGGTCAAATCGGTGGACACAACGGCAAATACCAGTACTTGTACTGGCTTTGCTGTATTTACATTCACCCTCTTACAATAGCTCAACACATAGTAACAGAAACATCAAAAATCAAGTAATATGGAAACGAATACAGACATCAAACCGTTCTGCAACCTATATCTTTGGACTGATGTTGAACCTTATGAGGTTGTAGAAGTAGTCAGCCCGAAAAAAGTAATGATCCGAAAAATGGATGCGGTACTGAAGGTGGCACCTCAAACTTTCCATCAGGGTGGTTTTGCGGCCCACTGCGAGGATAACGATTCTCAACGTTGGGAGTGTACCAGTAATCCGGATTATCCACTTGAAACAATCACTCTTACCAAAAAAGGCTGGGGAAAGCCCGGCAGTCATGGTAGGTATAAAATGAGTGATAAACCAGTGAAGTTTTACGATTATAATTTTTGAAAGCTATGAAAACAGTCAATGTAGTAGTAATGGATTATTCGTGCTGCAAGGTAACACACCTTCAAAACATCATCTTACCCGAAGAAGACGACGAAAGCATCATGATTGAAAATTACCTTTCCGATAACGGATTTCACCTTTCCAATTGCAGTTGGATGTCGAGTGAGGATGAAATCAGGTTTGAAATCTAACCTTTTGGATATGTCAGGCTATTTCAACGGAACTCATTCAATATCAAATCGTTGAGATTATATTTAATTAACAGAAAGTGTTTACCAGATAAGCATTTACTGTTTTATTTTTGTCTGAAAGAATTTATTAAAATACTTAATTAAGTATCCATGAACGAGAAGATTTTAGCGCTGTTGACTAATAAATTCACACAGGCACGAAAAGACGGATTACAGCAGTTGGCACGCTCACTGGCGTTACAGGTTGCTGATGAATCCGAAGCACAGGCACTCATCGACAAACTATCGGTCGAGAAAGTTACTGATTTTATTAAAGAATGGAGACGTGAGGTTGATTCGGAAGTTTCCAATGCCAACAAAACCTTTGAAAGCACACTTCGCTCGAAGTATGATTTTGTTGACAAGAAAAACCAATCAGAATCTCACAAAACCGACACTCCCAAACAAGAAACTCCTGACGAAGTAGCCGAGATTATCAAACAATCTATTCAGGCTGCTGTACAACCCCTTCAGGAAAAAATCTCACTTCTTGAGAACGGAAAAATCACCGATTCACGTAAGCAAACTCTTGAGCGTAAACTCAAAGCAGCTCCGGAAGCATTTAAGAAAACTGTAATGAGCAGTTTTGGTAAGATGCAATTTCAGAATGAGGAGGAGTTCAACTCTTTCATTTCTGAAACCGAGCAAAACCTTGAAGCATTTACGCAGGAGGCTGCAAACTCCGGATTGGGAAGCTTCCCCCGCCCTGGCATTCCTGCAGGGACTGTTTCTCAGGAATCGGTTACTGCCGACATCAAAGCATGGGCAGGCACCCGACAGGAATAACAATCAATCATTTATTCACTTTTGAAATTTAAGCTATGCAGATTAAAAAAGAATATGCACGGGCTGGAATCCCTATTTGGCAGAGTAAAAACACTCAGGTTGCCCAAGGTGGTTATTTGCTGCATGATTCAGCATTTAGCACCGAAGGAACAGTTGTTCCTGCCGGAATTCCAATCGGTTTTGACGATACCACACGCAAAGCAAAGGTTGGCAAGTTTGCGGTAATGCAGGCAAGTGCAATCGCTTCTGCTACTGATTACAAAGTAACCAAAGGGCACAAGCTCAAAGTTGGTATGGCTCTCACTTCGAGTACAGCATCAGGATCACAAAATATCACTGAAATTAACACCACCCATCAGGATTACGATGTGGTGAAACTCTCTGCAACGCTGGGAGTAGCTCTTTCGGTTGGTGATGCTTTGTATGTGAACGATGAGGGTTACACTCAACTCAAAGGCTTGCTTTACGAGGATGTCATCATTGACTCTAACGGAGTTGCTGATGTTGCCGTAGTACTTCGGGGAACTGTTTATGCACGCAGAATTGTTCCGGTTCCTGAAGCAATCAAGGCGAAACTTCCTCTCATTATTTTCTCACAATCTTACTAAACAGGAGGGATAATTTATGTCTAAAATTCAATCCATATTCGGGGTGTATGCAAGCAGTTTGCAGGCTATTATCGATAATAGTCTCGACCGTTTCGCTCCCAACTGGTATCCTAAATATTTTGGCTGGGCTCCGGCACAACAGACGCTTACCTTCACTTCGGTGGTAGGTGCAAGCCGTATTGAAGCAGCCGCTTCGATTGTCAATCGTTCTTCGGAAGCACCTTTGAGGGCTCGTTCAGAAATGAGCAAGTATCAGGGTGAAATTCCTGCCATTAAGCAGAAGTTCTCCATGCGTGAAGGCGATTATCGTGATTTCCTTGCTTTACAAGCTTCTAGTCTGGATGAAGCAGCTAAGAAAGCCCAGCTATTGGACTTCTTATTCGATGATGTAAAGAAAGCCGGAAGTGCACCACACAAACGGTTGGATATTATGGTTCTTCAAGCCATCTCTACCGGAAAGATTTCGCTCACAGTGGATAACAACCCTGATGGTATCATCTTAAAAGAGGATTTAGACCTGTTGATGCCGTTGGATAACAAGCTTTCGGTTACTACCACTGCTGAACGCAAGTGGCGCAATCCGCTTACTTCCACTCCACTTACCGACATTACCAATGTGGTTACTCAGGCCCGGCTGAAAGGTAACTCGTTTGAAAAAATTCTGATGAGTATGACGCAGGCCATGCAGTTGGCTAAAAGCAAGGAAGTGATTGATAGCTTGATCTCTTTCAATCAACTGCAAAAAGGTGCAGCCATTGCTACCATTGCAAAGGTTAACGAGTACCTGCAGGCCAACTTACTTCCACCTATCGAACTGGTAGATGAAGTGATTGGTATCGAAAAGGATGGCATCATCAATACGTTCCGCCCATGGCAGGAAGGAAACATTTCTTTCATTCCATCGGGTAAGCTGGGAGTTATCAAAAACGCTGTTTGTCTGGAACAGATGCAACCAGTTCAGCATGTAAACTACGCTGTTTACAACCGAGCATTACTCAGTAAATGGCAGGAGAACGACCCGTGGGCAGAATTCACGGCTGTTGAGCTGAATGCTTTCCCGGCATTTGAAGCCATCGATAAGGTGTACATTCTGAATGTGGATTAATCTATGACTACAAGACAATACCTGCAGATAGCTCTTTCAAAATTTGAGGTTGGAGATTCGTTGATTGATTTAATAGTTGTTGAGAACAGCCTTGACCCGGGTTCCGATGTGTGTGTTGATGACGTGAAGCGTGCGATTCATCGGAGCCTGGGCACATGGCTGCCAGTTCAATCAACTATTTCTGAAGGTGGTGTTTCGATGACATGGAATTTGGATGCAATAAAACTCTACTATTCTGCTCTTAGCCGGGAACTGGGCTTAGAGGATGTCACAAAGCCAACCATCAGGGATTTTTCAAACATTTGGTAGTATGAAGGGATTTGTTCGGGCGATGTATCAAACCTTAGGTGGAATTAATGAAGATGGAGAACCCATTGCAGCAGTAAAGACTTGGGGTGAATATATCCCCTGTCAGTATGCTGCCAATACGCTTTCCAACAAGGGAGTTTACGTGGGTGGAGAGTTTCAGGAATCATCCTTTACCATCACCCTGAAGGATATGTCGTTCAAAGCAGATTTCATTCAACTTTCCAACTCTCGTAAGGAGCTGATTTGTGAAAAGCAGGTATTAAGTCTTGAAGTGTTGGAATCCGTAAAGCGTGTGAAAATTACCGTGTGATGCCTATTCAACAGATAACACCACAAACCGCTATTGAGGAGTACATGGCCAAACGTCTCAAAGAGAGGGAAGCCAAACTTATTTATATGCTTGAATATGCAGGTGTCCTTTGTGTTCGGGAAGCAAAACTCAATCCCGGCTACATCGATCAAACGGGTAATTTACGCAGCTCTATCGGATATATGATACTCAAAGAGGGAAGAGTTGTTAGCAGGTCAGGCTTTCATCAGGAAAAAGATGGTGATGATGGTGTAAAAGAGGGAAAGAATTTCTTGAAAAGCCTTATTGCCAACAACCAAAAAGGGTTGGTTTTGATAGTGGTTGCCGGAATGAATTACGCAGCTTATGTGGAGACCAGACGCAATGTCCTCAAAAAATCAGAATTACTGGCAGAGGAGTTAGTGCCCAAATTATTACGGCAGTTAGGATTCAAAGTGCAATGAAAAAGACCGGAAGTACATTTGAAAAGGAAGTGTTTCAGCTTATCAGGGAAAGCCCGCTTAAAACGGCTCTTTCAGGCGGAATTTACCGTGATGGGATGCGACCTTTCAACTCTCATCAGGAGGATGCGATTGTCTCATTTCTGACAGGTATTGATGGCCAGTTCCAGCGTGGGATTGTGAACATCAATATCTTCATTCCTGATATTGAGTTCGGAGGTCAGAGCAAGGTGAAAAACATCGCCCGGTGTAACCAGATTGAGGAGTTGTGTCAGGGGATAATAACATCCCTCAAAAAGGATGGATATCGCTTTTCGCTGGATTCACTCATTCAGACATTCAAAGCAGAAGAAACCGACCAGCACTTTGTAAATGTGAAGTTGAGATTCGATTACGTGACATTTTAAATTTTTGAAGTTATGGCTTTATCGTGGGGAAAACCCAAAATAGAAGTAGCGCCCTATGTTGATGGTGCATTGCCAGCTTCTCCCGTTTATACGGCATTTCCTGAAGTTCGGGAAGACAGTGCACGCCTTTCCACCACTAAGGGAAAGAAACGGGAAGCGAGGGCAGAAGGTGGTGATTTAGTGGATATGTGCTACTCCAAAAACTCCTACACTTTCGAGTGTGAGGTTTTCGTTAAGTCGGGCGATACCCGGCCCATCGAGGATAACGATGGAGTGATTGCAACCAAATATGCAGTTCGGTTAACACCGGAAGACCCGACAGCCGAAGGATTCATCTTTGAAAAATCGCTTGTGAGCGTTGAGGAAATATGGAGTGCAGCCGATGGAAAGCTCATCAAATACACTTTTGAAGCTCTCAAGCCGGCAAACGGAAAGATGTGTAAACCGTATACGGGGTAGGCTGGATAGCCTTTTTTCAAGCGGGGGAGAACGATGGTTGTTCGTCTGTTTAATTGTAACAGAAGGTTGGTGGTTCGATTCCACCCCTCGCAACAATTTTTTATTGAAGGGTTGATATGCGTGTTGAAGAAAAAGTAGCAAGTACAATTTTTCAGGAAGCTGGAAAAATCATGATAGGCGGTAAGGAGTATCCAATGGCTCCACCCACTACTGCCACATTAATTCAGGTGTCGAGATTGATTTCAAAACTACCGGACATAAAGCTCGAAAACGACGAAGTGTTTTTCGGGTCACTAATGATAGCCAAAGAATGCCAGATTTTGGGCAAAATAGCCGCAATATTAATATTGGGCGTCGATAGGCATATTTTTTATCATTCCGAAAGAAAGACTCTCTTAAATCGCCTTAAAACTCCTCATGCGAGAAAAGTTGATGCACTGGCCGATAAAATTCTTTTTGAGTGCAGGCCCAGTGAAGTAAATTCTTTCATCGTCGGCCAACTTTCCCGGATGGAGATTGGTGATTTTTTCGCTCTTACCACTTCCCTGTGCGAAATAAACATTCTAAGAAAAACAAGGGGAGTGGTATAGAAAACGACAGTATTTGGTCACTGGTTGCCGGTATGGCCAAAAACTTTCCTCAACTGACTTTCAACGCAATTTTATTTGAATTAAGCTACGCAAATTTAGTGCTGTACAGTGCTGTATTACCAACATACGAAGAGGATAACGGTGATATTGATGCTGATGACCCACGAAACAAAGAGCTGATAAGGAGTATGCT